CTGGCGGGCTTCAGCGTCCATGTCGTCGTTGATGATCCCGAACACATAAGGCTTGTGTTTACCGCGGCGATCGAGGATATCGCGCAACTGTGTGGATATTGGTATTATGATCTCCACCTGTTCGTGCACGGTATCCTTGGTTTTCCTGCGGATGAACTTGAAGTAATCGGGCCGAAAGTTCTCGACGCGGAGGTAAGCCATATCGGTGAAGTTCATGCCATTCGCGTAGTAGCTGAACAGCGCGTAGTCCTTTGCCGCGGATTCGGCATCGATCGTTGGTACGAATGCCACCAGCCGATCTTTGACGTCCTTCGGTATCGGCTTCTTCACTGTTCTTTTCTTCCGAATGACGTACTTTTCTTTCCCAAAGGGATATTGATCGTCGCTGATCAGATGTCGGTTACGGTTGATTACGGCCTTCAGTGTGCGGAGATAAATGCCGATGGAGTTCAGGGACATGCCGGCGGCGAGCTTCCGCGTCTCGTAGTTCTTGAGCCAGGTGGAGTCGATGTCGCTGATCTGCAGATCTGGATCTTCACAGATGCTATTCATCGCATGCGCGTAGCTGGCGGAGGTCCGGAGCTTACCGATCGCTTTCTTCTCGTCGATGACTTCCTGGAATAGATCTCGAAGTTTGGCGGTGACGGTTGTCTTGCCTTTGTACTTGGCGTCAAACTGATGTACACCGATGTAGTTCTGATCATCGAGCCAAGTGCTGACTTCATTCCTGATGGCGAAGATCTTTGTCTGCTGATCTTTCAATGTTCCTTTCGCTCGACCACGTTCAACGACTTTGAAGTCCGATTCACTCATGTACTGCCGGGTCTTTACGTAACGACTGACAGTCTTCGAATGTCCATCGGTTCTTGTCTGCCAGGACACACGGACTTTAACAGGGTAGAGCCCTCCTTCGACAGGACGACGGGTATCAAGAATAAGTGCGACCGATGGTTTTTGCATGATTCGTGGTTAATGGCACGATGTTCGGGAATTTGCAATAGATTTGCAACAGAGGCCGGAAATAGTGCGGAAATGAGTGGGAAATGAATGGGCAATGGGAGAGTGGAAACGGCCTTTTTGTGGGTGTATTCATCGAAATACTGAAATTCCGGGCTGACTTGTAATCAGTAGGTCGCTGGTTCGATTCCGGCAGGGGGCTCAAAAAAGGCGGTTTTATCGACCGCCTTTTTCATTTGCAATAAATTTGCAACAGAATGGACTTCCCGAAGGACTATCCACTTGGCATGGTGATCCGTACTCTGAAGGACGGATTGGAGGGAATTATTGTTGATCGCGAACAGCCTTTTCAGGGCTTCATTAGATTCATTGTGGAGATGCGCACAGGAGAGACGGTGCTGATGAACACCGATCAGTTTCTACCGATCGAAGATCCTGTACATGGGATACTGGAGGACTGGCATGCCGAAGCTCGGCGACGCGGTTATAACTGGATCGTTATTGGATGGGATGTATCAGGTGAATGGCATTGTGTGTTTCATCAAGAAGGTGAACCATTCAATTCACCTTCTCATTTTGTTCCGCGGTATCATTGGCCGGTCCGAGGGAGCGCCAGTCCTCCATCGCCTTAACAAACGTGATCTGTGATAGATGCATCTCAGATCCAGGGGCATATTTCTCAAGCATGCGCAGCCGAAACTTATGTTCTTTCAGATGCAACTGAAAGCCACGCATCGGGAATGCTGTGAAACAAAGGTACTCGTACATTTCTTCCTCCGTCCATTTAGAACCAAGGAATTCGATCACTTCATCAACCTCTTGTTCTTCCGGCTCGGGTTCTGGTTGAGGTTTATAGTATATCTCGCGTTCCATCTCTGTTGGAACGGCAAGACCAAAGGTTTCGAATAGTAGGTTCGGAGCTCCCATCTCCATCAGACTTATACGCATCTCATTATTGGTCGGTACCTTGTATTCAACAGTGTTGCCGAAGCAAGGATGTGTTGCATGCGCGAGCAGACCATCAAGTTCAGCTCCGCAGTGTGGGCATTTACTCATAGATCGTGTATTCAGGGTGATCGGGATGCGGTCCTTTGTTTTTCATTGGCTTGAAGTAGGTGTCCTTTATGAATGGTCCAGCTACACTGATCAGCATGTTCTTGTATGGCATTTCTCCTTTCATTATTGTGAACTTCTCACCATCAAAATGAGCGATTTCACCTTCCTTGAGATCTGGCCATTTTAGCACGGAGTCGGCATCGTAAATGAAATTACCAGTTTCCTTATAGATCTCCATGAGCCCTTTCACCTTATCGATGTCACGTTGTTTCTCACGTTTGGCATCAATTTCTAGATGAAGATGCTCACAAGCTTTATCAAGTTCTTTGTTCCAGTCTTTCATGATTTCTTTCGGCGTTTATTGAACCATACAACAAAATCTCTTTCTGATGGATCACGCGGGACCCTGTATTGTCCGGTGGGCTCCTTGTACTTGCGTGCTGGGGTATGTACGATGCGAAGTAGTTTGCCGCGATCTTTTTTCAATTGTTTCCAATTAGTGACACCATTAAAGCTGGTGCTACTCCAAGACCAACCATTGGGCCACTCCCAGATCGAATCGTAGCGTTCTTTGTTCCATACCATTATCTCGGTACCACGTTTTGCGAGATCGTAGTTGAACTGTTTGTTTTCTTTTATACAAACATCGTGACCACCATGAGAGATAGAGGCACCGCCGCCGATGTGCATTACATGCCCATGCTCACAATAATTCCAGTAATCCCTGCGCTCAACGGTCACTGGATTGGCGTGTAGATCGTAAATGTATTCTTTGAAGATCGAATCACTGACTGTCAGGTTGCCGATCTTGAATTGCGCGCAGGCTGATCCGGAAATCAGACAGGCGATGAGTAATGTTAGTGTTTTCATACATCATTCCGATAGGTTGCTGTGATACTTGGATTCATTCGTTCGTAAGCTTCAAGCATGGCATCAATCTCTTCGATCTGCAGCTTTATTGATCCAGCTTCACGACCGGATTTCTTTTCATACAGATCACGGAGATTGTTTCTAATGTCGCGTTGCTGGATGTAGTGATCATCGGATTCTATTACCGGAGGCGCTATAAGATGACGATGTTTTTTGATCTCGTTGATCAGCTCGTCAGGCAAATCGTTGAGATTGTGCATGAAATACTCTCCGTTCTTTTCTTCGATCCAGTATGGAATGAAGTAGTATGTACTACTATCGGTAGCCACAAGTGATGCGTGCGTCTTTAACAGATTGACTGTCTCAGCGTGCAGGTTGATTTTGATTTTTGCCATTTTGTTTTTATCTCTTCTTTTTCTTGGGTCGTAAACTAAAAAAGCTCGGTAATCCTTCGAAGCATTTGAAATGCCAGATAGGAACAGTTCGTTCTTTTCCTTCCCATGATTTAGCTGTGATCACAATCGTTTCATTGGTCGATGATACAACAGTGTACAAGCCACGCAGGGTGCGAAGGTGAATTCTTGCTCCTGGTTTAAATCTTGAAGATGTTATCTTCGTTGAAGCATGTTCCATCGCAGGAGGGATGTTTGACTCTCGGTATAGTAATACATCGTCATAGAATGATTGCACTTGGAACATCAGTTAAAGTTATTTGATTTTGCGATCATTACAGAAGATTGCTTGATGAGGAAGTATGTCTTTCCCAACAATGTGAGTTCCAGCGATTGCTGGCCGCGCATGAAATACACTTCATCGCCGACGTTGACCTTCAACGGGATGTGAATGGTCTTACGTCCATCAGTGAGTGTATCTTGTTCGGTGTGTGTCGGATATCCATCACCTTTGCGGATGACAAAGCCACGGATCATCTCCGGAACTTTGGGATGGCCAGGCTGAGCGATCAACGCAACTTTCGGGATAACAATACCGGAATCGGTTTTATGTTCATTCGATTCCTTTGCCGGCTCGACAAGCAGTGCGTCCTGCACTACGTAGTATTCGTCAGGTAGTTTGTCGGTTGTCATAGTTCGTTTTCTTTAAAGGTGAAACAGCCTGATATCCATTCTTGGATGATCTTTACTTTATGCGAATCGTAATCGAAGTCTCCACCGAGTGGTTCATCATTGAATCCGGGACGCCATTTGTATTCTAAAATGTAAGTAGCTCCTTCAAAGTCAACACCTACCCCAAGATCATTTTCGGAGTAGTAAGTTTTTCCGTCAACCTCGATAACACGATGGAGCTTTGTTGACGTCCTACAATTGAAACCTTCATGAAGACGCATAGCAAGGTGCCTTGCATCTAACTTTTTCTCAATGTCCTGCAGTTTGTCAATGTAAACCTGTCGCTCTTTTGCAGTATCGAAATAATGGTGTCCTGGTTTCTCGCCATGCTTATTCCATTCATTGTAGAAGCCACCCCATGTGTACAGATAATACTCGTATTTCATACAGCGATTTTAGATTGTTCTTGAGATGCGATCATAATTCTGTCCAGATCTGAAAAGATCTTGTGTTGGTCGACACGCGCATACACCTTCTCGGTCTCCGTGATACTTGTATGTCCCATCATCCTGGATACCGACTCCATCGAGAACCCAAGAGAAAGCATTCGCGTCCCGAACAGATGGCGACCAAGGTGTGAGCGACTGCTCATATCCTCATTGTGCTTGATACGATAGAAGTGTAGCAGTCCGCTGATCTTGCGCTTGTACGTATCATACGATACCTGCGGGCTGCAGTCGTAGTTCAGGACCGTCAAGATCTCCAATGTCTGTGGGAATATCGGAACAGGTGCAAGCTCACCGGTCTTCACACGGTTGTAGACAAGTGAGTCACGATTAGCCAAGTCCTTGGTGATGTAGTTCCGGATGTTCTTACCGTACTTCTCAAGATCAGCGAATGCCATTCCGGTCCATGTCTGCAGCAGGAAAAGAAGTCGCGCGCGTGAGAGATCACCGCCCGTGGTATCTTTCGCATGCAGTTCTTCCTTGCCGACTTCAATTGAGCGAGCGGCGATCGATACGGTCTCGATCTTGTGAAGATCCTCCGGAGAAATTTTCCACATGATCTCAGCTGAGCGGTCTTCCTCCTTCTCGGTGATCGCGGAGTATCCCTGTAAGATGTTGGTCTTGATCTCACCGAGCTTCGTAGCCCAATTGATGACGGCCTTGAACTTGTTCATGTACTCGATGATCGATGATGCGTTGTACATCCTGCCTTTCGGTCCAAAGGACTTCTGCAGATACAACTCAAAGCGGTACACCAGCGCGGTCTCCATCTCATCACAGAAAAGATCCTGCTGATTGGTCTTCGAGAGAAACGCACGCAGCGCGATCTCCATGGCCCGGTAGATGTCACCGGTTGCCGGCGCGAGCTTCATCGCGGTCTTATACTCCTGGATCAACTCGAAGAAACTTCGACGCACAGGTTCCTTGATGCCATTCTTCCAGGCGTCCATGATATCACGACAGCGTGGCTCGATCTTCAGCACGCTCTTCAACTTATGGTACAGGAGTTCGACCTTCTTCATCGACTCCCGGATGTTTTCGTTCTGCAGCATGGTGAGTTCATCATCTCCTTTGATCCATGGCCCGAAGGCCGTCAGGCAGTGTGCCCAACGCTCGTGCTCGATGTGTATCCCGAGATAGATCTTTCCCATGCCCTCACCGAACTTCTGTTTGTAGTTCGGATTGTACAGGCCGAGGTACACGGTATATATCTCCTTCTTCGGGAGCTTGGTGCATACAACACCTATAGTGAATAAATTTTTCATGTTCGGGGGATTTGTAAATAAATAAGGCGGGGCATCAGCTGACCCCGCCTCTAACCATAAAACACAAAGATGAACTTCGTGTGCTGACTGTCTTGAATGTTTTTTAAAAGCCCGTGGCAGCTTATCTCCACAGGCTTTATGGCTACGTTTCCTCTCATTCCACATCTCGACCAATGTAGTAGCCCGGAACGTGATCTTAAATGACTTTGCAAATATATGTTATCCTTGCCAGATAATTCCCAACGTTTTACGTTTCCGATTTTCATTAATCTTCTTGTAGTCCGACGACAGTTCAATCTCGATTGCATCACCACCAAGTTGTATTGCCACCAGTCCAGTGGTTCCGGCACCAGCGAAAGGATCAAGCACCACGAATTTTCCACGCTCTGTGGTCTCGCATGCGCAGGTCTTCTCCCATCCATCTGTCTGATACTCGTAATAACGGCCGCTCTGATGCCCGGACTTCGCTCTATTGCTTCCTTGATCTTGTGCATCTGCATCGTGATCACGTTTGTCGACGACGATGTTCTTCGGTGCACTTTTCAATGCGCGAAGATCTTTCTTCACCACACGTTGATACGGTGCTCCACAATCAGCACAGACGCCATAGGCGGAGGTACCGGCCAGGATGCATAGTCGTGGTAGTTCTTCGGGGAACGTCGCGAAGTGCGCCTCCTTGAATGCCTGTGTAGAGATGTCCCACACATCATCGTAGTGTAGCTGTTCCTTCGCGTATTTCTCCCAGAGGACAGCGAAGATCCCGGGTTCAAGGTTTTGCTCCAACCACTTCCAGAGAAACAGCGGGTCATCAATCTCCCAGACGGATCTTTTATTTGCGAGACCATTTCCAAGCAATGAACCATCAGCTGCGTAATTGCCACTATGATTACGCAAACCTTGATCTCCTTCATTACTTCGATGATCATAACCTTTACGCTGCGCTTCGATTGATCGGCCTTTGTGAACCTTGGATTGAGCCCAAGAGCCAGGTGTTCGGTCAGCATCTTTTATGAAGCTACCGTGATCACCTTTCCCTGTAGCCCAATTGGATGATTTCTTAGCCAGGGTATTTTTGGTGATGTCACTTACTTTTGAGGCAATAGCAATTTGATCGTAGAAATACCTCTTCGACTTCGCGAACATGAAGATGTATTCATGCGCTTTGGTGCAACGATCCTTCGCGGACTCTGGCATCGGGTTACGTTTCTTCCAGATGACATCCTGCCTCAGATAAAATCCTTCTTCATACAAGGATGGAACGGGTTGTAACCAGCGCGGTAGATCGACGTCTTGTCCTTTGTTAAGCTTTGAAAGACTTTCCATCATCCATGATCGGCGTTCCTGTTGTGCGGGGAGGTAACCTTTTTTCTTAGATTTTAAGCCCTTCTGCATTTCTAGAAAGTTCCATGCTATAATAGCCTGTTTCTTTTTCGCTACCAGATATGGGAATATCTCACAAATGAACAGCTGTTTTATTTTAGTCTTTTCAACGTCCCATCGATACACAGTTTTGTTTTTTTTGTCACCTTTCTCGTACACATTCCTTTTTTCTTGAGGGAATAAAAGTATACACCTATCAATGATGTCTGTGGAAGAGTTGGTAATAGTTATATAGATGTTTGTTTTCGTTTTTCCGGCGAACAGGTATTCTGTTCCGCAAATGCTACCCTCAGCATCTAACATGGCGGCCATCCACATTCTATCAGTTTCGGATTTAATAACACCTGTGTAGAATGGCGCCTTTAAAGCCTCTGCTAATTTCCAAGGGATACCCACCATGTCCTTTGCTTTTAGTCCCCCGACTATTTTATTCTTCTGACGCAGGTTGATCAGCTGCGTACCTTTTCCACCAATCAGTGTGCTGGCTTTCGTTGCTTGAGCCGGCGACCGGTTCTTTTGCTTCGATGCGTAGCTATCACCGATATTGATCCATAGTGTTCCATCATCACGTAAGATGCGACGCACCTCACGGAAGACCAACACCACCTTCTGTACAAATTCTTCCGGAGTAGGTTCAAGACCAAGCTGGCCTTCTACTCCGTAGTCACGCAAATTCCAGTAAGGCGGAGAGGTCACTACGACGTGCACGGACTTGTCCGGGATCTGTCGCAGGATCTTCAACGCGTCACCGAGTGTGACTTTGTTGAGCCATTGAGATAAGTCAATTCTTTTCATAGGTCGGGGGTTGTTGGAGATTTATGAATTATTAATTATAAAGTAGATGACTAGCGCTTCAGTAATTGCCGCGATGGTCACCAAGATTATGAGTGCTCGATAGCTTTTGTTATTTGTCATGGGGATGTTTTTTTACATTTTCAATTTGATTCCTTGCACATGGTACTGGCATCGTTTATTTCTGTAAGTTGGTCTTATGGAACAACCAGACATCAGGGCTCGATATATTCCCGAGGAGGAATACGAGCAACTCGTGAAGAACTACTTGAAGCATTTCAAGGGTAATACAGAATCCGTTTCATTCAACTTGTATGATCTAGCTGCGATCATGCGTCAACCGGGAGCTGACGCGATAACGATTGTGTTCGGAGCTGATAAGAAAGGGAAGTTGACGGTGATGTTGAAATCTACTTCACAAGGCCGTGATACTATACAGTATAAAAGCGACGACAGTCTTGGTGCATGGGGAAAATAATCGGATTACATCAAAGTCTCCACGCAGCGCTCCACCAGGAACTTCATCACCGGCGGTGTTACTGCGTTTCCGAGTTGTTTCACTTTTGATTTTGAATCACCGAGCACGATGTAGTCTTCATCGAATGCCATCCCGAGTTGAATCTCATGTGGTAGAAGCATCCGATAATAGCAGTCTTCGAGTTTTGGTTTCTCATACGGCTGTTCGATGAGCATTGCACGTTCTTTGGTTGACGCTGTGCGCATCGCCTCCGTGATGTGTGACGCTACGTTAGATCCTCCATAGTAGTAGGAGAGGAATGAATTGAAGGCCTTGTCTGTCAGGATCCCGTGGCGCTCGCGGGTAGTCATACCCCCAAACTCTTTCTCAGATGAATGTGGCAGCGACTTGCCATTGCCGACGGTGATGATCGGTGTTAGTAATCCTGCGCTTTCTTGCGTTGTCTGGGTGAATCCTTCATCTGTAACAGGTTTGATTCGGCCAGTATATTCTCCGGTTGTAATGAGTGGAGGAACAACAACTGCTTTGTCCTGCAATGTGGTCTGAGTGTTGACAACTTGTAGGCTGGATCTTTCCAAACCTTTACCGGTCTTGTTTGAGGTGTTACTGGTGTTAACAATCAGCGGAGCTTGGAAGATTGCATGATGATCAGCGGTTGTATGTGCGCCGAGTTCATGATCAGCTGGCTTTGCTGCATGTTTTGCTTCGAAGTTTCCACCGAAGTTCTTAATCACCAATGGCGGACTGAACAAGCTTTCACGTGCTTCAGTCATCTGTGGTGCTAGTGCGTCGTGCGAGGATTTCACGCGAGACCCTATGCCTGAGATATATCTCCCGGAGATGATCGCAGGTTTCAGGATACCGACTGCAGCGTTTTGCGGCTGTGTTGTGAGTGAATCATCAGAAACAGACTTCACACGGAAGTCAACACCTGATGAGTACTTCACATTGATAAACGACGGTTCATTCCAATACTTATCGATACCGTACTGACAGCGCTCTTCTGTTTTGGGCGATAGACGTCTCTTTCGATCGCCGATACGTGTTCCTGGACGAGACCAGTCGATCACATTGAATGCAGCGTAGAAGTATGGCTCTACGATCGAATGGCAATCGGGACATTTGAACACATACTGAATGCGATACTTGCCGATGGTCTTCGTCGGGTTCTTCCAGTGTTGATATGCTTCAACGTTTTTGCAACACTTCACGCATGGAGCAATTGGTTGATGTTCGAGATCCGGCGCTTTGTTTCCTTTCTTCCAGAAGACACAGTACATGCGATCGCGTGACTGTGGAGTAGGATGGAAGTGCATGGAGTTGAAGTACTTGATCTGGTGATTGTATCCAAGCTTATCCATTGCCATCAGCCAGACGTCAAACAATTCCCATTTACGGGCTTCTACGACGTTCTCCACGATGATGATCTCATAGCGATGGTATTCCGCGAATCGTGGTACATCGAACATCGTAGCGCGTGAACGATCTTCAGCCTCTTCCCATGCGAACTTCCCAGACAACGCTAGTTGGTTGCCGTAGATTTTCTTCTTCGCATGGCCACCGCCAGCCGGTGAGTGCACCGTACATTCAGGAGATGTGATGAGGATGGTAGTGCTTCCAAATCGACGAGGATCTGAACTGCTGATATTCTCACATGCGTGTTCGGCCTCCGGGAAATTGGTATTATGTGTCTCGATCGCCAGCGGCCAGTGATTCATCGCGAGCTTTACTTCGAGACCGGTGTTCAGTTTCTTCTCACGGGCAACGAGACGAACGCCTTGTGAACTTCCCCCAGCTCCGCAGAACTGATCGGTGACGGTTATTGTACTTCCTTTACGTGGCATGGTAGAATTTCCTTTTGAAAGTTTAAATGATATGGATTGTAAATAAGACCTTCTGGGATGCCGAAGATCTGCATTGGTTGTCCAGCAAAATGTGCGACGATGATATCGGCTATTGATGTGCTTCGTATATCAACACTGCTTATATCCTTGGTATTGACGACTTTGGTCACCCGTGGATTATCCGGATGATGGACAACGATGTTACCCTGGATGCGAGTGAATCGGAGATCCTGCATTGCCGGGAATGGTTTGCCCAGCGTAGCGCATGGAAGGCTGCACTTTAGCTTTAGTGTCTGTTGCATAGTTTTTGATTCGTTGTAGGTAGTCATTAAACCAGTCGATGATTTCATTCACGAACTCGGGGTTACGGTTCGCGAAGTACTCTGCTTGCTCCTGGACTGCTTCATTGCTGAACAGTGGATAGTAATGCGTGTATCGGAGATTGAACCAGAAATAAAGAAGGGCGATGTCTACGCCCTTCTCTATAACCTTGTGTGCCTCCATCATCTCCGGCGTCGGTAGCTGCCGGATGATGTTAAGTGCTTTCATTTTGTCCTTTGTCATCTCAGCGCTCGTTTCTGAATTGTTCAATCAGTTCTCCTTGCCGGATAGCGTGGCTATTACGTTCTAGATACAGGTCCTCCGCCGTGGTGCCAGTCATCTCTTCATAAGCGCGCCGGTCATCCTCATCATCAAGAATATCGTCGATTTGCTCCTGAGTTTCATCAATCAATTCCTCGATCGCGCGACGGTTCTCATCATCGGAGGATTGCGCCAACTGCATGCGTAAGTCCGCTAGTTTTCTTTTCAGTGCACGTATTGTCATTTTCGTTTTGTGTTGAAGTGAATTTTCAGAAGATCCTGCAGTAGTTCAGTGGCCTTAGCTTCATCAGCCTCTGAACAATGGAAATGGTGGACAATCCGATCAACAGTGCAGCAGATTGTCAAGCTTGGAGCCGCGCCATGCGCGAGTGTTAATTGAATTACCAAGAACTCCGGCATATTGAGCTTCCGTAGTGCGGCAAAGATTCTCTGTGCTTTTGTCATAACTGTTGCAGTTTGAGGTCAATGAATTTGTCCAGGGTATCATGGAAGTTCTCCGCATCGATATCCGGATACAAGGTTTCGAATTCTGTGGCTATCATTGATGCCAGCGCTGCGCGTGAGAGATCGCCACCCAGATGTTCGATGACTTTCAGCTTCTCCCAGTGTGGTGGGTATTCGTGGTGCTCCGGATCAGCGAGGAATTGATTGAATGCACAGGAGACGACGAACAACGTTTCATTGTATAGCCTGGTGACCGTTACCTCAACGACACACCATACACCGTTTACTTTCTTAACCTGGATTGGATTGTATGCCCACTCCAAGTTTTTGCCAAGGGCAACCAGCGCCGAGAATGGCGTGTTATTGCCTTCAAAGTAGATTTTCATACGGCAACGGTTTCCGGGATTAGTGCCGCGAAATGTACTTCAACTTCATAGTGATGAAGCTCGTAATCCATTGCATCGAATGGGCATTCACGTGTGTACGTCCAATCAATCCACGCTTGCTTGTACTCGTCAATGGATTCATTGACCTCACGCGCGCGGAAACCCTTGGTGACGGCTTTGCGCTCGAAAGTGATCGCTGCGCTGAATAGCGTTTCGAATGCAATTGGAGCTTGAACAACGCCATGCTCGACCTCCTGTACGATAGTGATGGTTAAGACAAAAAGAGACAGGCTGTGAACCTTTCTCCTGTTGTTTCGGATCGTGAATCCTCGTCAGTTAACCTTTCTTCTTTCCTTTGGTCCACTTCAATGGAATGGCGGACATTTGAGCATCTTCATCGAGATCGGGATTGAATAGATTCTCAACGCTCTCTGATTTTTCCAGTAGGGCAACCGACACTTCAGTTACCGCATTATTCAAGAGATCGTTTGAAAGTGTAGGCACAGCTTTACGAATTGCATTTTTAATAGTCTTGTAGAAATCATTTTTTGAGTTCATGTTTGTGTTTTTATGGTTAAGACCTCCGGGTGACCCAGTCCCGAAGGTTTCGGCTATTGAAGCCTCATCAGTTAACCTTTTAGATGAATGAGAATTCGACTTTGAGCCTTGCTTTCTGGTGTAGCATCTTGTCGATAGGTTCACCAAGTATTTCGCATATCTTGATCACCTCGTTCAATTTTGGAGTTGTCCTGCATTCTTCGATTCTTGCGATGATCGTCTTGGTTTTGAAATTGCAAAACGATGCTAGGTCACGCGATGTCATTCCTTGCGCTGTTCTAACGGTCTTCATATTCTGAGCGAACCGTTTCAATTGTTCTTCATTCATAACATTGCTGTTTTAACCTCGATGTCCCGGAAAGAAATCATCACCCAGATCAATGTCGGCCGTGACCTTTCCTCCAATATGTGTTCTGATTGCGCGATCGATGACCGCGTTACTGATTCCTGTATCCGGATCAAAGTGCTTTTTAAGGTTTCCTATGATGTAGAAACAGTCTTCCATCGTTAGAGGATAACCAAGAGCTTGCGCCCTCCTGGTTATATGTGACAGCCGCCAAAGTCCCTTGAATATGTGGCCGTCGTCCAGTGGCCGATAGCTTTCAAAGATTTGAGTGTTGAAAGCTTCACGCACGGCGCGTTCACGCTCTTCAAGCCGTTGCACACGTGTTTGGTAAATGACGTACACCATAGCGACCGCCGCCAGGAGCGCGAATACCAATACAGTTACTTCCCCGTTGTTCATCTTGATATTTGTTTAGTTGTGAATGAGACCAATGATTTGACGATTCCCGAGATCAGGAACTTCGCCAAGAAGATCAGCGCCGCGACAGCGCCAACGTTTACCGCCAAGATGCCAGCCTCGCGGATGATCACAATGATCGCCGGTAGGGCAATCAATAAATGAGAAAGGAGCCGCGCGATGCGACTCCCGATGAGCTTCCGAAACATAAAGAATAAAGTTATGGTTAAGACTCCGAACGCTGGAAGCCCGGAGTTTCGCTTATTTAAAGCTCGTCAGTTAACCTAATGCAAATGGAATAGTACGCCGTTGTGTCGGCATTTTACGTAGACCTGTCGTCTCTATGATCCTGATCCGTTCAACACGAACGATCTTAAAATCCTGTGAGACATACAAAGCACAACCCGAAAGCCAATTCTTGTACTCATCACGGACACCCACACAAAAACAAATGACGCCGTTCCAAGCGCCATTGTATTCTACCGTATCAACCGGAATAGTCACAAGCTTCGCGACCCGTTCCGAACATTCATCATCCAATACCATTACATCAAGCGTTAAATCAGACTCAAAACAAATTTGAAATAATCATCCGGAACAGCTGATTCGTAGTACTGGTCAAGAATCCATTTACTGAACTCCTCGCGTTCGTAATCATTTAAAGATTGATACCCTTTTCGGCTATCCTTACGATTACCGTTGAACCAATTGTCAATGATGTGTTGAAATTTCTCTTCCATGATCTTTGTGTTTATGGTTAAGACCGCGACAATGCGCGGTTTCGGATACTTAATCCTCATCAGTTAACCTTCTAGAAGTCGAAATTGATCTCAACAAGCGTTAAAGGAGTCATATACCTGAAATTGTTGATGTCATCGAATGCAACGCATTCGTAACGCTTCGACATTCGATCGTAATCGTTGCGCACATATACTTTAGTCTGGCCTTGCTTACGGAAGTAATCACCTCGTTTCACGTCACGTAGATACACCACGCGAACACCGACATCGTGCCTATCAATCGTTATTGCTTCCATACTCTTTGTTGATTAAATGATCATCAAGAAGAACTAGACCGATTGAGCCAAATACGGCCACAACCGATAGGATACTGAGAATTAAAATGAACATTGTGTTTTATGGTTAGTGAACGTCATTATATCAAATGTGTGTACGCACAAATGATCTAAGACCGCACGGTTTTCACGCCCTAATCACTATTATCACCCCAAAAGTTTTAGACCTTTTGACCTTCGTATTAATGTGCTCATCAACAGGTGATTACATCTTTAAATAACCCTTATCAAGGGCTAAGTTTAAGGTATTGCAAGTGATTGAATGTGAGGGGCTAAGAGCCCTTTCCTACTAATGTATTTCAGATTGGTCTACTCTTGTAAATATAGTGAGCCGTCAATCCCCGCGCGCAAGTCGGGTTTTTGGTCGTGCACCTTAATTTCAGAATGTCAATGAACGTGGTTGAGTAGAACAAATGTATTATAACAAATGATATAGTACAAGTGTTAAGTAAAATATTTTAGAACAAATGTTTCAATCGTCTATCTTTGTGGAATGCACACAATCATTAAGGGATATAAGAGCGCGTCAGACTTCGCGACCCAATACACAGGCAAGCGTGGAAAGGTTGGAGTATCAAGAACTCAAATGCACTTTGTCATTAAGAAGGAGATGACAAGCCCAGGAACGACCGATATAGACGTTCTAGAGATAGCGGGACATTACTATGTTAGATATCGTGGAGTGAACGATCGTAGCGTAGAAGTGATTACAATCAACGAGGCGAGCCAGGTAGCGCCAGTGTAGCCGCCGTTTGCTGGCATTTTACCGCGTTACTTGACGCTTGTCAAGTAAACACATAATGACACCGTGACAGGTCGAAACCTATCTATTCACGCGCTTTCCCATCTATAGGAATGGACATCACAATGCGTATTTGCGTCTTTTGTATGACAAAAGGTGCAATCTACGTTTGAAGGTTTTCCGTCGACCTCGTGACCAAGGAATGGCGCGAGAATGCCAATGGAGCGGGAGTGAGGGGGGAGGGGGTTAAAGTTCGCGTTTCCCCATCGACCGCATGGCCCCCCTCAATTTACCAGATACTGGCGGTAGAAGCCCGGACATGCACCTTAAACAGAAGGATATTTGGGAGTCACAAGTCTTGCTCCGGGAATATTCGAGACCGTGACGGTCGTAAACAGAAGATTATTTGGAAGGTATCCATCCTGGACGTGGTCCAATACGTCCGTTGTTGTGCCAGAGGACGAGTCTTTCGGCGTAATCGATTTGGCGATCGGCTGCAGTACCTCTTTCACGGCTTTCAAGGATGTTGGCGGCGAGTCGGAGAGCGTCTTCGCACTGTTTGAGGATGAATTTGGTGTCAGCTTCAACGGTGGATCTGCTGGGTGGTGTCTTTGGCTTGAATTCCTCCATGGTTTTTATGTTGTTATGTCGTAATCGTCATCATCGTCAAGAAAGTAGTCGATGGCTTCAAGTATGGCGAAGGTGCCGAAGAAGCATGCTGCGGCTTTGAACATTGATCCGAGGATGAGGAATACTGTTTCCATTATGGTTTATCGTTTTTGATCTCAAGTCTTCTTGCTGCCCATACTTGTCGTGTTCCGTCTTTCCAGTCTATGACGTAAGCTTCTTCGCCGTCGTCTTTTCGGAACTGGACGATGCCGGTGATCCTGGTGCGTGGGTCGGCGGCGGTGACGACGACAACGTCGCCTGGCTTGAGGCGATCGGTCATCTGTCTAGTTGTCTTTCTTCATTTAATCTTTTTGTTCTGTCGAATAAGGTTTCGCCATTCTCGGATGGTGGTACATATACTGCCACTATTTTGATGTGTTTGACATTACGGCTGGCATTCCTGGCTTCTTCTTGGATGTTTTCGTATGCCATTTCGATGACTTCTTGTTCTCCATGGAATTCGGCTTCCTCTGACATTCGCAGGTCTTCTACTGGCATGTAGTTCTTGTGGATGCGTCGAAGTGTGCTGAGCATGTGGTTGAACTGCTCGGCTTGCTTGGTGGTGATCTGGATCTTTTTCATGCGTCCTCTCTTTTAATGGTGGTATGTTCAGTGAAAAGTTTAGTGTGTGGACGGCGCCAAAGCTTACTGATATCTTGTTGCAGCTCAGGCATGATCAATCCGATTTCGTCGATCGACAAGTCGTTCTGCTTCCCTACTCGTGGATCATTTATGCCGACATGGTAGGTGTATCCCATTTCTTTGAGATCGGGATCTGGTTCGCCGGCATGGATAAGCGGTTTGAATTCAGGCCATCGCCATTGATCTTTTGATTCTGGGCACATGTCCTCCACTGTGGTGAGCTTGAAAGGACGGTATGCAAATAGGCTTTGTGTTGGGAACTCTGTTCCTTCGGTGCTACGCTGGTGATCGAGCACGTACGTTCGCACCTTTTGAGGAAGCGATGAGAATGCTGAGTCTTTGGCTTGGTCGTAGCAAACGATCTTTCCAAGTCGGTTATGCTGCAGGTATGTCTCTTGTGCTTCGCGGATCGGGCTCATGGCTTTGATGCATTACGGTGGAGGAATTGTAGTACGTCGGCGTATGCTCTTCGCATACCTTCGATATTTTCGGTGGTCATGCTGTCGAATGGATAGAACTCTGAACCACCTTCGAGTGCGCGAAATGCTTGCGCGAGGCGTTTCTGAATGAACTTCTCTGGATCAGTTATCTCAGCCGTATGCTCTTCGACTGGTTTGTTGAAGAATAGATGGCCATAAGCGTCAACAGGTTTATAACCGAAGTTATGCTTTTTGCAAAATTCGATGATCATATTTCTTCGAGTCGGTCCATGGAACGTAGGGAACAGCTTGGTGATCTCGAAGTCATGCATTACATACTGGCCGGTGCCGCAGGCTTTGATCTCACGGGCGAGGTTTTCGAGGTTCATATGCTTTGTAGTATTTCGATGAGTTGATCTTTGTCTCCTGCCCAAATTGGATGACCGTTCTGGAAGATGAAGCACAGATCTTTTTCAGGAATTACCTGAATTGAGATCGTCTTGAACTGGAAGAAGATGGTCATATCAGTTTGATCTGTTAAAATCGATTTGAAGTTTCTTGCAGAGCTTAGCGATGTCCTCCACGCGGGATGGTCGGCAGTTAAGTGTTATCAACTTAACAGCATCGTTGAATTTCATAACCTTACGATCGCGTAGACCGATGGCTTCGAGTGCAGCCTCGAATTTCTCGACTTTGTGGTTGTCGACCAGGATGCCGATTTTAAGATCTGGTGAGCTCATCCTTGTCCCCAATCTATTTCCACTGTCTGATCGATCACCTTGACTTTGTAGCCCTTCAGCTCAAACTGACTGGCGATGAAATTCAGCTGAGCTTTCGATAAGTCGATTACCGCGATGCAACATGTAAGCTCGCCTTTTGCGCATGCTTCGACGATGCGTTGCTCGATGGAGGTGATTGCGGTCTTGATCTCCGCGCTGTCCTTAAAGCCTTCCCTGGCTTTCGATGCAGCTATGTTTGCGTCTCGTGATGTCATAAAAATGCTGATGGTTTAAAGATTGTTCCGTCGATACCGGCCAACTTGAAGCATTCGCAGTTGATGGCGATGACCTCCGCGGTATCGCCTTTCTTGTGTCTGATCGCGCCGCTGATGCCAATGAGATCATGAGCGAACGTCACAGTCTTGCCGACATACTGTTCCTCAAGGAACTGCTGACGTGCTTCCGCATACTGTTTGTAGTGGAAGAAATCGTCGCGGTTGAATGGTGGTGTGGCGAGTATCATGGCATCACCGTCCCCCAGCGGATGTAGAATCGTTGCTTGAATATCTCTTTCTTATAGTCCCTGGGTTGCGCGCCAAGTTCGCTGATGAATCGGTATTCCTGGCGCCGGTTGAGTTGAAGCTTGCCGATCTTGAACATGCATTCGTAGGAGACAATCGGATGTTTAGGTGGACCCCAGCCCCCATCTTGCTTCTTTGCTGCTTCCTTCTTCGTCGGATCCTTCAACCAATGGTTGTAGAATCCCATGGCCCAACTGTACAGGTAGAACATGCAGATCGCGAGCACCATCCATTGGCCGGTGGTGAATGTGTGGTAGATCCAGAACGGTTGTCCGAGTAGCCCGGCGATGTAGCCGTAGCGTCGCCAACGATCGGTGCGGCCGACCAGCCATATGGCTGAGACGCCGAAGATGAATATCATCACTTGAGGGAATGTCATGACTGTGATTTTGGTTGTGGTAATTCGCGTTTAGGTCCTTTACCGCAGATATGCTCAGGCATCTGCTTCACTTGCTCGTCGTTCTTCTCGATCTCACATGCACGGCAGGTGATTGGTCGTCCGGTTGATTCTTCGATAAACCGTTTCACATACTTCATCGCGGTTTCCTCAGATACAGGTTCACGAGGCCCATTTGTTTCCGGGTAATAGGATTTGTTGTGATAATCTTGTGGATTGTTCTCCTGGGTTACTCTGATGATTTGATAAGATCCGCCACGGAAGTATACACTGTATAGATCCGGTTGGACGAAGATGTTGAACATGGCGTTAATGATCTCGGGTTTGTTCATGGGTGTAGCTTTAAAAATTCATCGATCGCATAAGGTGGTTCGTCTTTCCAGTCGGAGTCCATGTATCCTTGGTCTTCGAGAAACTGGCAGAATGCTGATAGCAGATTGATCTTCGCGTTACGCTCAACAACTGCCTGTGGAAGTTGATCAGGAACGATGCGCGCAGCGACGAACATTTTCGCGCAGTTCTGTTTACACGGGCTGTCCGTCTCCTTATTCAGGCATTTTTTTGTCGGTATACAGGGGTTGATCCAAGTCCATTCGATCTTCTTATCGATCTGGTACGTGGCACCTTCGACGAGCTGAAACTTGACGGCAACTGAACGGTCTTTCGGCTTATACTTGTCACAAAGCACAAAAAAGCAATCGTTGTGATTCTCGAATGGAATGGAATCTTTGATGGATTTTTCGTAGGCGTCCTCAGCTTCCTGGAATTTACTCACCATGAAACCCTCCTTTTGCGCATCACCGAAATTCGACCTATCGGGTTTTTCCGGAAATCCGTCTTTGTTATACCGTAGCTCACCGTTATGGTAGATGACGTTGTTCATTCGTTCGGTGTGTGCTTTGTCGATAGCATTAAACTCCCGATCAACTTCTTCCTTCACCGGCTGAGAGACTTTCGATAATGCTGTATCAAATAGGTCCGATTTCTCTTCAACGATACGGGCGACTGTTCTAAATTTTACTCTTGGATCATTAGACACTTCGTTCATCGGACAATCTTTCCATTCAAATATTTCGGTTGTTATTCCCCATCCGCGATGTCTCTGTCTCACCACTTCCACCTTCTCACGGATTGAATAAGTTGAGCCTTCTTCGGCGCGAAATCCGCCAGGGATAAATGCGGCGGGATGTTGATTCTGTCCGATGATAACGTACATCATGTTTTGATCTTCAAACACTATCCCGTCTTCCGTCTGGAATTGTCCTGATTTGTAGATGATCGTGGTCATGATTGTCCTTTCTTCGCTTCGTCCTCCAAGATGATCAGGTATCGATCGTATAGTTCATCGAATGACAATTCGCGGATGCCGGTCGAGGTCGTTACACACATATCGGTGGAGTTGAGCGTCGATAGCCAGGCAGCGAAGGTGATGGCGATGATCTTCGTGTTCTTCTCCAGGAAGTTGATGCGTCCTTCGATGCGGCAACCATGTTCGGCGTTTTTCTCCGGTTCCGGATCCGCCGGCACCCCCATCTGGTCGAATCGCTTATGGACGTAGTCCTTGAACTTCCGGAGTTTTATCTCGCGATCAACAGCGTTACAGACATAACTGTAGGAAGCTGAGTAGTATGGATTATCCTTTCCAATACGTTGCTCGGCGATGGTCTTCTCTGTGTTACACATAGCTGCTACACCACAGGCGGCGAGTTGCAGGCGAAGGACTTCAACTTCTTCCATGTATTTGTCAGCTCTGTCCGAATGATACATCATCGCTTTTTTGTAGTCTGGATCTCCATCAGACTTAATTTGTTCAATTTGATTTGTCATAGTTGATAGTTTGTGCAAGTGCTTTGCGTTGTGTTTTGGTTCATCACCACCGATAGAATTTTGTCACATCGATCGGAACAGAGATGAAATTCATGTTCGTTAAAAAATCCGACCGAATACACGTGCGCTATCCACTGACCTTTGATCCATACGGAGGTATAGCCGCAGATATCGCACTTATAGATCGGTTCTCGGATGATCTGCATTTATGCTGGATCATATGTTTTCTCGAAGATGTCAGGCTTGCATGGGTAGAATTCTCCATTCACACCTTTTATGATGAAATCCCCCGGCATGGCTTTGTGATTTCCTTCGAGTGTTTCAATGGTTAAACTTCTGATCGGAGCACCTTGACCCGCGATATACGCCGTTTCCGATTCGATCTCCGACGCAAGAGGTTTACCAACAAAGGCTTCAATTTCATCCTTGTTGATGTTGTTGTATTGAATAGCTTCAATTACCACTGGTTTCTTTCTGTACTTTCTTATCATGGCTTTTTATTTGATGGTTAAGCGTTACAATCAATCGTTTCAATGGCCAGCATTCTTTGATGTGTCGGAAGTACGCGCGCTGGATCTCGCTGTACTTCCAGCTTCGTTGCATGCCTACGGACCAGATCGCAGTGCCGCATGCTTGGCAATACAGGTAATCGCCAGAGCTGAGTCGATGTGCTTCATGGTGGTCATGCTTCTTCATCTACTTTGAAAGCACCTTCAACTTGAAGTGATTCAAGCTTATTAATCATGGTATAACAGGCGTTATCAAAGGGTTCTCCTTTAGGAATTGTTACCGTTTCTCGAACTTCTTTGCCATTGCCCGCGACTGTTATAAAAGCAAAATGCAACTGCTCGTCGGTAACCCATGCTAACGCGTAGCACTGCGGATCTTTATCCATTAGCTTTTTTAGGAAATCTTTCAATGTTTTCTCTGGTTCACTGATCTGTTGTTGAATTGTCAGTGAGCGTTCGAGAAATTCATGTGCTTGTTTTCTGCCAGCTGAAAGTCTCCGTAGCGCATCTCGTTTTTTTTGCTCGATGATTGGCGATAGATATTTATCGAACATCTGTCCGAGCGATTCCTCCATGCTCATGCTCTCGCGGTTGTCCGCGTACTCTTTGATGAAATTTTCTTTGGTGAGTGTTCTCATAGTTATTGTTGTTTATCAAGGGCTGCTTCGCCCCCGACTTGTTGAAAATACTTGTAGTTGTTCGCCGCGCGCGTGTTCGCCATCTCCAACTCATGCTTCATCCGGGAGAGACGTCCGCGCAGATGTTGTTGACGCCAGGACAAGCCAATCGCCAACGTCTTGTAGAACTTGATATCAACCGGATTTTTATGAAGCAATGGCGCTGGCCGTACGATTTGCAGAGATCCTTCATCGTAGAAGATCACACCACAGTGACGAGGCATGAGCTCAGCGTCAACCATATCCACAGGTACGACGAAGAAAAAACGATTTGCCGGTAGACGTCCTGCGGCCAGCTCCACGTGCTTGTTCGTCTGCTCGGTCTTCTTCGACCAACCATTGTGTTTGTTTTTCTTAAAATCGTTCTTCAAATCAGCACGAGACACCTTTATCTCGTACTCGGTGATCAACCCACGTTCATTGAGCTTGAATACATCCATCTCGTAGCTTCCTACATAGTAGTTGGGGATGATGATGTCACTCCCGGTACCGCGGGCGAACCTCAACAACTCCTTCTGTATGTCTGATGCCTTGACTTTCATCTGCCGTTATACTCGATCTGTGTTCTCAAAAATTTATTTCCGGACCGGTTGCCTGTGTAAGTCATCGGTGGAGTTTCGTGGAGGTTGTTCATCCAGCCTTTCCTCCGGAATACCGCGACCTTGCGTCCATCGTGGTAGACTGCAAATCCTCCTTCCTCTCGACCGTACGTGACTTTCATCGGTTATTGGTTTTGGTTCGCAGATCGGGTTCTCTGTATTCAGCGTCTCGATACGCCCGTTCCACTTGCTTTTTATCCGCGGCCAGGCGTGTCGTTCGGACTGTTTTTCCTACTGGACTTATGTTTACCATGCTTCTTGTGCACATGCGACTCAACAACTTCCCGGGCGATCACATCGATGTGATGCATCTCATTCGCGCGAAGACGATGCTTCAGCGTATGTATCTGTCGCTGTGATGCCTTCACAAACTCCACCTGGAATCGATCGTCGTCGATCTCCTTCACCAGAAATTGACATCCAAGCAGATAGTGCTGTGTCTGCATGAAGTCCTCGATTTTCTGTATGCGGTTCTCTGTTTTCATCGGAAATCAATTAATTGTCCTTCTGTGCCTTTCATTCCTGCGTACATCATCGCCAGCGGATGCCACGGAGTTCCATTGCTATTTTTTCCAAAGCATTTTGCCTTGGTGAATTGATTCCGAATCTTTTTCGCGCGATACTCAGCCATAGGAAAAGCTCCCCAGCAGAAGATCACTTCATCAGAGAGATCAGCGATGATTTTCAACCATGTGTCATTAGCACCAACAGGATCCGGGACTTCCCGAAGAAGTTCTGGATCTGATGAGACCAGGCCGAATAGGTTCGTCATATACAGTCCACCGTAGCCCAATGACTTCAATGTTGTAATGAGCCGGGTTATCGTTGCATCATCATGATCCTGGTTGGCGGTTGACGGATTGAGACCGATGCACATAGCCCGTGGCATGTCTTTCTCCCAGATACGATACAAGAGGTATCTGTACTTCTGGTCATCGGAAAATGCGGCACCTTTGATCATGATTGCGTGATGTTAGACTTTGGACGGAAGGTGAATTGGCGGATGTCGGCTTTCTGCAGCTTGCGGAGCCATGTCCTGTAGTAGTCCTTCGCTTGCTCTGAGTACATCTTCGCGGGATCCTCCCAGAACTGATTTCGTTCATCCATCCAAAACTCTACGCGCAAGTATGGATGCGTTGCGCTTTTACCGTTGCTCGATGTTACACCGGAACCACCGCGGTTAAATCCGGGCAATACTCCATTCATATCTTTCTTAGCCATTGCGTTCAGCTTGTAGTTTTTTGAGAAAATCTGTTATTGCCTGCATGCAGTCTTGTTCAAATACAGTGTTCGCGGCCGGCATGAAACTGTATTTTCTGAATCGGTTGTACCACCGAACCTCACCAAGGAGAAATGATGGATCCTTTGCCCACACTTGAAAGATCTTCGTCTTCAGTGTCTTTGGTTCTGTAACTTCCTTAGCTACTATCCACTTTGTTTCCAGGGTTATCATGCTGCTTTCATTTGAGTGCGACCTAATTTTTTGTTGATGATATTCACGATGAAGTCCGGGAGTACATCATCACGGAGCGCAACGAAGTCACGCTGGCGATCGATCTGGAAGCCGAGATCATTGATTCGGTGAACCAATCGATAGACAGTTCGCTTATCACAGCAGAGCTGATTCGCCAATGATCCAATGGTCTGGCGTCTCTTCTGCAGTATTGTTAATGCAAGGAAGATGCGTTGTTCCATTAGAGTCTTGGTGTTGGTGGCCACACGGGCCATGGTTTCGATTCAACTTGTTCTTGATGAGATAGTATTGCCTTGAAGAGCTGAAAATTCCATTCGGCATCAACGATTGCATTATGTTCGCCAATTGGATCGGGACAATTTTTGTCCTTCCATTGTTTGTCGAATCCACGCTCTTCCATCATCTGCTTGAGATCGATGCAGAACATAGGAAAGCCGGCAGGCTTCTCGATCATCACACCGAACAAGCTGCAGAACAATACCCAGTCGTAATCAGAGTAGTACCCGTAGAATACTGGGTTGCGTTCGTTGTTCATCTTGTGCAACGCTTTATAATAATCGTCCAGGAACCCGAGCCAGCTATCAAGAAGTGATTCACTTGGATCGTAGATGAACTTCAAAATTTCACAAGCGATTTGATCAATAGTCTTACCGCGGCGCGCTTGCACATCGCGTACAGCCTGGCGATCGTATGACATGTAGCCATGCAGATTCGACAAGCTTTTCGGATACCCGTTTTCCACCATGATCGAGTACAGCACGTTCTCCTGGACCCATTCGCTTGCATCTTCAGGATCAAATTCATTGCAGATCGCATAGTATTCGCGACCATCTTCGCATTTGATGCCGATGCTGATGAGATCTATGAAGTGCCGGCGCTTGCCGAACAACGGCTTGTGAAAGCCTTCGATGAATTCCGTATCGATGAAGTATTTCATGTGGTTGTGATTTAAAATGGTAGATCGTCGTGAGTTACAGGCGTTGTGGGTTGTGCTGGTTCACGGAAATCAAAGTCCGGCGCCTCACCGGTTTTCCTTTCAGGTTCTACCGATGGTGTTGTCTCAGGAGTAATTGGTTCTGATTCAACCTTGGTCAATTTTGCTTGTGCCTCTGTGATCAATTTTTCTATATCCCATCGATCGTACATTAATGCATTGGCAAATCGCTCGTTGTTCTCCACCATATGCGTGACCTGTGTGTCGTTTGGACCAAACACAGTGATTCGGATTGCAAATTCCGGTACTTTAGCAAGCTGTTCTGCAGCTGCTGCGATCTGGACTAGTTGATTAAGTCGCGCGATTTCGTCTGTCAGTTCTTTGATCTTGGTATCCATCCTTAGTATCTGAGTTTAGTCCAGTGAATAATTTTACCTGTGAAGTCGGTGGAGAACCACTTGAAGAAGTCCTCAGTGGAATCGAAGCCGTCGTTGCGCGCGAGAAGATCTATTTGTTCTGTTTCCATAATGCGACCATCGATGAACACCCGTGGTTTGATCATGCTGGTGTCAACGTATTGATATTGCTGTTCTTCAACCACTTCACCTTTGTACATGATGATCAATCGTTGCGTTGACAAGCAGGGTGTTTCAGCAAAGCACTTACGCTTCGGTGTGCGGTTGTCGTACACGTGATGGATCCTGTTGGTCTTTGGTGGCCATCGCTCTGCAGCATCTTCGCGGATGGAGTGAAGCTTTGGATTCAGGTTCTGGTCCACAATAGCTTCAAGTTCCTTTACCGTCGGATTTAAAGTGTATGATATCGGGTTATAACCTTGATTCAGTTCTTTTATCAAGCCAGTGCAGATCTTCTCCAAGAACAACGTTGGTTTTCCCCAGGGGAACTGTTGTGAGTAGGGTAGTGTCATACTTTCGCGTATCGGTTAAATGCCTGGAGGAACTTTATTTTCGAGAATGGTGGATTGAAGACATTGATCGGCTTGAACTTAGATGTCTTGCTCTGCATCATCAGCAATTCCCATTCGCGTTCCAGCTGAAGTTTGTCAATGACCTTGATCTCCGGATCCAACGGCCATGGTATATCAAACTTCTTAGCGATCACCTCCATCAGGTGCTCCTCGATCGCCTGATACTCTGGCATCCGATGTTTTATCGGTCTGGGCATATCAAGCAGATATGCCTCAGAAGCATCGTGCATTAAAGCTTGTAACTTCAATGATGGTGGAGCAGCTTCCATGCAATTCAGTGAGTGTTGCGCGACGGAAAACAATTCCGGAAGATGACCACCGAACCGTGGTGCGAATGACAGCGCGTGCGCGATATCTTCGATGAGAATTGTGCTTGGATCCGGATCAAAGACATTCACATATTTCCCGCTTGAGGAGCGAATACAGTCGGTGGTGTAAAGATTTTCTTTCATCGTCAGTATGATTTACCCATTGAAGGAGGTTGCTTTTTAATGAGATCTTCAGCGTATTGCTGAGCTGACATTCCAGACTCGTAGTCATGGACAATGGTGGTCTTATCGACCTGTAGTTCGGGATAGCCGCGATCAGCAAGTGTCTGCATGACCTTCTCTACCCATAGGTGATATTGCGTCTCGTTTTTCATGCGCGTCTCCAAGGTTCTAGGTATTGTACACCGGCCAGGTGGAACATGGTCTTCTCATCAGGTACCGCAATGATTTCCTCATCCGCGTTGCGCAGGAATCCATCCTGACCGTGATATCCATTCCTCTTCCATCCCCAGGCAAGAACTTTTTCACTGAACTCCGCAGGACCGGTACGAATCGCGTAGATGTAGCCCCAGTTGTTGGGTACCGCACAGAAAACATCCATGTTGATCTGGTGCCTGTGCAGGTAGATTTGTATGTATTTGCCATTACGAGGATCACCTTTCTTGATGACTGTCTCATCATCATCTTCAAGAGCATTTGCAAATCCAGCGACACGAGTTCTATCAACTCCACCAAAGAGACTTGTTTGACGATCGGTGGTCTTCGGGATACAAACTAACTCGATGTCCTTCACCAATTGTTTCTGGCGGCGTATAGATCCTGCGATTTCGATCTTATCGCAGAACGGTCGAAGCTTGCGTAGCCAGTAACTTGCGATCTTCTCAGCTTTTGAAATCTCCATCATCTTCGTGTCTTTATGTCTCTGAAACCTTTTACTTTGATGTGACCAAATTCTTTGCGCCATCGACGCATAATCTCTTGCTTGATCTCGTCCGGTGCCTTGATGTTGATGCTCTTACCGCGGATGTTCGGCCATGCTTCCTCGAGCTCTTCCATGTTGTTGATCTCCATCACAGTTTGCGGCTCATCGATCTCTAGAGCTTTGCGGAAAGTTTCTTTAAACTCGCTCCTGGTCATCGTGGTCTTCTGATCGGGATTCAGCCAGCTGAGTAGCGTCGTCTCCCGGGTCTTGAGATCGTTCATGTACGATTCATTGCGCTGATCCTTCGGGATCTTCTGATGTTCCGCGATGTGACGACGAGCACGTTTGAGTGCTTTTTTGAGCAGATCTATTTCTCGCTTGTTCATTTTGGCTATTCTGGTATTCCTATGATGTAGCGTTTTTCTACTTCGATGACTTGTTGGACGTTGCACCTCCGATCGACATTGATCAAAGTGCGCACGTCATCCAGGCAGTAGTTTGCGATAGCTTTGATCTTTCCTTGATAGAAAGCAACTGGTACCATTGCACCATCCATTGATTCTTTCGGGCTTGGAATGCCGAATACATAGGCGAGTGTTTGTAAGCTGACGTAGTCCTTGAAATTGTGGAATTGCCAAAACTCCATTGTGTCACTCCATGGTAACTGCCATTTTGATTTCCCTTCTGTAACAAGAATCTCAGGGAGTCGCATTGAGTTGATTAACAACCTGCGGCATAACCAAGGAAAGTCGAATGCTTTGCCATTATGGGCGACAATAATTTCCGGAGATGACTTACTGATTGAAGCGCAGAACTCGCGAAGAATGAATTCTTCATCACCTACAAATGCCTTCATTCCAATATATTCAGATCCTCCGTCCTGTTCCTTCAACACATAGCCTACGCCAAGACAAATGATCTTCGCGAACTCCGCAAATAGTGCTGCTTTATCTTTGTACAACTGCGCATAGATCGCCTGCAGCTGCGATTCAGCTTCGGCATCCGGATTACCACCATTCCATTGCTCAACTGTTTTTAAGAACTCCTGGACAATTGATTCACGTTTCATTTTATAGATGAAAGCTCGTTGCCCTTGTTCCGGCATTTGTTCGAATGTTTCGTATTCAGGAGCGGTTTCGATGTCGACGTATAACTTTTTCATGACGTAGATGATTTTTGATTTTTTATGATAGGGCACCAGTCTGGTGTTGGGATGTATAGATCTTCAGATCTGACTTCGATTTCTTTTTTAAATTCAGTGGGATGAATGCAGTAATGATTGTACTGCGGGTTTCGTCCACTGCGCCACAATTTGCTGTCGTGATAGATGCATCCATTGCATGCCCTTACTGATTGAGTAGGAATGGAGATATTCCTAGGACCTTCCTGTCGTGTTAAGCTCATGGGTTACTGATTAAAATACCTTGCGGGGGTGAGAGGATTCGAACCTATGACCTCTACCAACATCAACAGTTCGTCGTGCGCAAGACTCGTGTTGATTTTTTGCTGGTAGCGCTCTAACCATCGACTGAGCTACAACCCCAAGTTGCGTTCGGCTTCCTTCTGTTGAGATGAAGTGCTTATTCCAAGATCTGTGTACCACCATCAGACCGGTTATATCTTCATCTCCGGCGATCGCCACAGCAGTCGCACGGAACGCAGCGTCTTTTATATTTTCTTGCGCAGTCCGACATACGTGCTGTTGAAGCACACACACCAGATTGCCCAATAGATTAAGTAGTTGACCAAGTTCAATGATGTGCCTCCGGCGTAGCAGAGTATTGACAACAGTAAGAACTTGATGAAAATGAATTGCATCAGATGAAAACCATCTGTGAGAAAAACTAACACCGTAGTGCTGAACAGAAAGCGTTCCTTGTACTTTACTTTCGCCAATCTGTAGTACCAATTGTTCGGTGCGGGTATTGGTCTTTCGTCAGTGGCGATTTTTGCGCCAAGTTTATATTTCCGCATGTACGAATACTCACCCCAAAAACCATCCTTCTTTTTGCTCCACGCAATTCCTTCGTGATGATCAATGCACTCACAGATCCCGTAAGCTGCTGCAGCTATCCCGAGACATATCATTGATAGGATGATCATGGATTCTTCCTTAAAAGCCAGGACATGAGATAAATAAATACATTGAAACCTGTGGCGTACAAGAAGCACCATAGGTTAAGGTGGCCGTCAGTGTACGACCAGAATGCGCTCCATATCACTGCGAAAGCGAGTGACGCCCAAAGGATCCTGCGGATCAATTTGTCTTTGATGTGTTTCTTCGAAAATTCTTTAAAGGTCATAGCCGTTTTGGTTTAAAAAGAGAAGGGAGGCCGCTGGTAGTCTAGAAAGTAAAGAACAACCACGAACCATAACATTCCGAAGCCCATACCATTGGTGCGGACCTCCCTTATATCAGTTATTGAGCACCGGGTTAGGTGCTATAGTATTGCCAAGCTCTTCGACCAACATCCTGAACTCCATGTCGACTTCCGATGGAAAGACCGTCACTTTGTAGATGATGCGATGGATATTATTCTTTCCCATCGTCCGCACGTATCGCACTTCAACCATCAGGAAAATGGGACCTGCTCCAGTTAGTATCAGGAAATGGTTGTAGTCGAAAGCGATCGAATCGTCGATCTCGATCATCACAATAGCCTGTTGTGCATCCAGCTCTTTATAGAACTGATCCAGTTGCGGCGGAGTAAGGGTTTTGATGAATTCGGTATAGTTCTCGTACTTTTTCATTGTCTGGTCCGTGGTTATCGTTAGAACAAATGTAATAACAGAATAGTACGTTTGTCAAGTAAACATAGAACAAAAGTTATAATTATTATTACATTTGTTCTAATGAACCCCTTTAGAGAATTTATCGTCGTAAAAGTCCCGAGCGTCTTTCTTGATGAGACCAAGTACACCGGCGTCGAGGGCAAAAGGATTATTGTGAGCGTTATTCAGCATCCTGAGCGCCATATCCGAAACTTCGGAGAGGTTGTCAGTGTGCCTGATGAATTACTGAGGTATCCATTGGCCAGTGATCACACGTCAGCTCCCGCGTATCATGACTACCCACATTTCAGCTGGAAGACCACGGAGGATGTGGAGCTCGAGATCCGAGTTGGTGATCGTGCTTACTTCCACTATAACTGTCTGCTTCCCGATGTGAACAGCGAGTACTATGAAGACAAGTGGAACAAGATGTTTTTGTACTCGAAGAAGGAGGAGGAGAACGGCAAAATAGTCGAATACCACTACTTCCGCGTGAAGTATGACCTGGTCTTTGCGACGGTTCGGTTCTCACCCGCCAACGCAGCCTCCGCTCCATTTGCATGGTGGATGGATCCTATGTTGAAAGAATTCGATTCAACAATCAAGGATGACGAAACCCGCGAAATCAGTGCCGGCAAACGATATGAGCGAGTTGATGAGCATGGCTTCTCTCATATATATAAGAAGGAGATCACGATGATCGGCTCTTATGTGTTAATCGAACCAGATAAGGAAACATGGGAGGATATCAGTATCCCAACGGCAGTAGTTGTGAACGGCAAAATTCTCATGGAATTGGACGGTAAAACGCCAAAGATGAGGCCGAAGGAAGAATGGATTGTGGTGAAATCTATGCCGACAGAGAAGTATTTGATGGGATGGGTTCGGTGCACTGGATCTCCATTGAAAGGCGATCGTGCATTCCTTAAACCTGGCATGTACGTGCATTTCCAACGACATGCTGATACCAAGATGATGTTTGAGGGCAAGGAGTATTTCCGGATGAGACAGAGACACGTGTTCGCGATCGATACCTCAAAGACTTTAATCAATGCGGCTTAATTCAATTAAGTATATGAAAAAGTGGTACACACTCCTTGGCTTCTTGCTGCTGGTAGCGGTGGTTGTCATCTGTGCTTTTCAGGGTTCCGCAAAAGTGAAACCTGACCGTGGTAAATCGATTATAACATTTGTTTCACGTGAAACTGGAACAGATGTTGTATTGGTAGCCTCTCGCGATGCTTATAAGTCTGTTTATGAGGTAGTTACGTACAAAAATGCTCCTGGTAATGATTTTGGTATTATCACAAATGATGGTATTGAGGATCATTACCGGCGATGGTACGATAACTATCGACAACGATCCCAGGCTTGGATTAAACGGAACAACTCAGAAGCAACGGGACGAATTCATAGTAAGGCGACAGGGACCTTATACAACACGATCGGGCTTAAACTGAATTGTTAAAATCAATACACCAACAAAAAACCCCAAAGGATAATTGGACAACCATTGGGTTTTTTTCTTATCCATTTCTCACTCAAAATTCAAATCAAAATGTATAAAGAAGCTATCGAGCAACTTACCCAGGAGCGGATCACACTTAACTCCATCGAAGAGAAGATCAAGATGATGATCGATAAAAAGATCTCTTCTCGCCCAGAAACAACACTCTCATATCGCGCTGTTCAACTGGCGACAATGTGGCTAGGAAAGGCAAAAGGTCAACTTGGCTCACAGCATCCATACCCGGATAGCTACAATCCTGCGAGCAAAGTCATCGAAGATCGCGCTGATGTTGCTGAACTGATCAAATCACTCCATGGCGATGAGCTCACGCTGGTAAAAACCATTCGTGCTGAGCTGAAAGAGATGGAGGCGGACATCGCCAACGATGCTCAGATCTTCACCGATAAGCCTGCATATCAGCATTGTATCGCGAATGCATGGACAAAGTGTTGTGAGGGAACAATGTGGCTCGGAATGGTTCTCAACCAGATGAAAAAGGAGGAAACGCCAGCTACAACAAAAAAAGAAAGCAAGCCTGCAAAGGAAAAGAAGCTGAGCGTATCCGGTGGTAAATCATCGAATGCGAAGAAGTCTTCGAAATCAGAGAAAACTGAGACTGACAAATCAAAAGAAACGAAAGCTGCAGATGATAAGTCTGCAAAGAAAGAAACTACAACCGACAAATAGCAGAAGGCAATGTCAGACTCAAAAACGATTCAGGTAACCCCTATAAATAAGATTACGCTCGATCCTGAGCGTAGTCTTCTTCCTATTCAGATGGTCGGTGATCGCATAATCATCGATCCGATTCGTGCAGATGAATTTCTGTCTAAGGAATTAAACATCAGAAAATCTCTTGACGCTAAAGAAGACTTCTTAAAAGGTATCGTGATGTGCATCGGCGGTGGCGAGTATGGTGTAAATATTCCTGCTAGCCTTAAGACAGGTATGACGGTGCTCTACTGGCATCAATCGGCAATCAACTATGTGGTCGACAAAAAAGTATATCACTTGGTCAGAGTGTCTGACGCATTCGCGTATCTATGAAAGCACTAATTCAGCAAGAGCGTTTTTCTCGGATCAAAACACCGGTCCATAAATTCAAGGCAAAGACGCCTGTTGAGTTATTTCAGTACATACCGAATCTCCGGAGATACTTTCAAAATCTTTCAAATACAGCTGCTCAACTGGAAGTAGAGGTGCCAGTTGAGCGACTGAAGGAAGATGATGATCAGATAGGTGGCTACGATGTGAAGAAGATGAAAGTCGATGGGTATGAAGCGGTGCCAATTGACATCGTCCGCATCATCACGTACATCGTCCTCGTCTATGATCCTGATACGGATCTGATCCACGAATTTCCAAATGAGATCCGCGCGATGAAGGATGAAGGCGCTACTGTCGCCGGCTTCGAACGGCTCGAGAATGGTGACTGGCCTCCGTATGTTGAGCGTATCATCACCTTCCAGGACAAGCATGTTGTTCGCTGGATCATTGACTATCTCAAAGTCAAGAAAAACACCATCTGGACAGAGATAAAGTTTATCGAGGAAGAGCTGGAAACGCTCTACCGCCAACGAACGAATGCTCTGTTAACCGGATCGGTGAATTCGGCATTGATGGATACCATCAGTGTTCGACTGGAAAAACGTGATGCGCTGTACAAGCGATTCTATGCAGAGCACGTCGATTTGAAGAATGAAACTCAGGATGAACTGTACCCCGTGACCCCTGAGAATGTTTTTAAGGAATTAAAAATTCCGCCTGAAGTGTGGCGGGTGAAGCAAGTGAAAGATGTACCTAAAGACACCGGGGTCAATTAAGAAAGTTATTCAGGATCTATATACGGTATGGCTACCGCCAATACCCTCACGCGAGTTGATCCTGAATGCTGACAAGAAGAAGAAAGACCAAATTTGGCGCAGGCAACCATTGCCATCATTCTACGAAGAGCGCCGCCAGGAAGAATTCCATATCCAAGAGCAGGAGAAGAAACTCGTTGATGAAGGTGCAATCCCCCGAATTACGCACTTTGATCCTGTACTCGAAGCATATCGTCGTGATCAATGGAACAAACGCATCTATGGCATCTATGCATACATCGGCGGCAAGCTCGTTTATCTAACGCCTGATCATTGGATGTTCCTCCAGTGGTCCAAGATGGACCACGCGGAGAACGATGGTTATGCGATGTTCTTCGAACCACAGGTGGAGCGTTTTCAGTTTCGCCAGCTCTGTGCAGAAGATCCATTCTGCCACGGATACATGTTCGTTGGGCCTCGTGGTGGTGGTAAAACCGCAGAGGAGGTTGCCTGCCAGCTGAACAACATGACGAAGCCCGGGCACAACCGGCATGCGGCTATTCAATCAAAGGACTCCGATGAAGCAAAGGAAGTCATCTTCCAACAGAAGATGGTTCCGATGTTCAACGCATACCCGGAATTCTTCAAGCCTGAATTTTCTCACGGTACCGATCCGAAAGATCAGATGATCTTCAAACGTCGTACGCAAACCGGGAAGAATGCGAAACGCGTGAAGCATGGAGAGGATTATGAGTTGAGCAATACCATACGTCCTTACGCGCCACACAATCGTGCTCTCGACTCCACGACGATGTCCGATATCTTTGTCGATGAGATTGGAAAGCTCAAGCCGGAGGCAAACCAGGACGCATACACGCGCCATTCATCGAACTTGAAGTCGATCTTCCGCTTTCAGGTAAAACGTGGTTTGATCAGATGTACCACCACGATCGAGGAGATGGATAAGGGTGGTGATGAGTGCTTCGAGCTATGGCAGGAGAGTGATCCACGTCGTCGCGATCAGAACAACTTCACTATGTCGCGAATGTATCGCTTCTTCATCAGCGCGCTGGATACTCAAACAGATCTCGCTGACGAATTTGGATTCATTGACAAGGAGGCCGCATACACGAAGATCATGAATGAGCGCGAGCCGATTAAAGACGACTCGTACAAGTTATCTCTCAATATGCGGAAGAACCCGCTTACTGAAGATGAGGCGTTCATCAAGGATCCTGGAACGTCGCCGTACGATATGATGATCTTGACCAAGCGCATCTCCGAACTCAAGATGATGTTGCCTGGCCAGCGGCCCGGGAAGTTGGTCAATCCGGAATGGAAGAATGGTATCATTGACGGAGAGGTTGAACTCGTCCCACATCCAGAAGGTAGTGTTCGCATATTCTTCGATCCGGATGTGTGGTGGACGAAGGAGCGCAAGCTTATCAATGCGTGCAACTACTACGAAGATGACAATGGCGTCAAGCAATGGATGCCTTGTAACAACGATCTATTCCGCGGTTCTGCTGACCCGATCAAGTTCGTGAAGACATCAGATTTGCGCGCGTCAAAGATGGGTAGCCATGGTATAATGATGTACATCCCTGATCTTGACAACGGCAAAAAGCTCAACAGCAATGGACTCCCGGGAAATGATTGGATCAGTAATAACTTCCTCTGGGAGTATCATGGTCGACATACGGATCCTGAGCTTGACTACGAGGTTACCATCAAGATGATGCGATACTTCGGGCATTCAATCATGCCTGAATTCAACACTGGCGAATTTGTTAAGCATCTCTATTCACGGGGATACAAGAAGTTCATCATCGTCAGGAAGCAATTCAATGCAGATGTATTGATCAGCAAACACAGTAAGAATGCTTTCGCAGGAGAACAAGCTGTCCATTCGAACACAGAAAGCATTGAGGCATACGTTCGTCGTACTGCAGCTTTCATCCGTCGCCATGGTCACCGTGTTAATTCGCTGGCATTGTTAGAACAATGGCGCGACTTTGATCCTAAGCATCCAACTAAATACGATTTGGCGGTCAGTGGATCATATGCGGTGATGGCACTGGAGGCAAACCTCGATGATGACTACTATCAGTGGAATACCCAAAAAACAGAGGACTTAGTATCTAAATACTTCCGTCGCTATGATATTAGTGGCAATCAGAGCCGGTTGTTACCGTCTACCTCTGATGATGGCGACTACAATGATTTTGACAGCGAAGATTTTTGTAATCAATTTTTTAACTCATGAACGAAATCAAGAGCAACGGCATCAATAGCTTTCCGAACGAATTTGTTCCATCGTCGGTAAAGGCTACCAAAGATTACTTTTTAAAGTACGCGAAAGCTTTTCATGAGGAAGCTGCCCATGGCCCAATGGATGTTTCGTTGTGCCGGAACAATAAGAACCTCAAACGCTACAAGCAGTACGCACGTGGCGAACAAAGCCAATTGCAGTACAAGGAACTTATGGGTTTGAAGCGAGAAAAAGGCGACGTCCCTAACCACTCGTTCCGTAATATCAATTACGAGATCCTGAAGGTGGTACCGCGTATCAGGAACTCAGCTGTTAATAAAATTATCTCTATCCCGCTCCGGATGAGAGCTCGAGCAATTGATCCGAAAAGTATCAGTGCAAAGCAGAAGTACAGATCTAAACTTCTGGAATTCATCGTAAACAAAGAAGAGATTGAGCGCTTCGAGCAACTTGCAAGACTTGGTCTTGAACGTCCAATTCCTCCTGGTGAAGTACCACCGGCTTCAGCAGCAGAGATTGATCCTTATATCGAGATGAACCCAAAAGACATCACTTCAATGGAGGTGTTGGACATGCTGGAAAAAGCATTTGAGGATTCTAACTGGAAGCAGGAGAAGAAAGAAATTGTTGGAGATCTTTTTGACTATGGCGTTGGTGGTACCCGGCAATACATTGATGTCAACGGGAAAATAAAGTCACGGCGGGTGATGATCGATCGATCAGTCACCAATCATTGTGTCCTTCCAGACTTTCGCGATATGATTCGCTTTGGCGAGTACCTTGAGAAAACTATCTCACAGTTACGCAGGGAAGCAAAGAATTTGAAGGAGGAGGAGTTGAAGGACATTGCTCACAAAACATCTGTTGCTCGCGGTGGGAATGGTTATATTGGAAAGTACAGTGAACATTACAATTCCGGAACATATTCCTATGCGTACGATCATGAGAAGGTTACTGTATTTGAGTTACTGTATTTAACGACCGATTCTGAGGTCAATGTTGAATACAAGAATTCATCTGGAAACACCAGAACAAAGACCGAGGCTCCAAATTACGTTCCATTCCTGGGCGATGCTTCTGTCAATGATGGTAAGGGATTGACCGACGACGAATTCAATAAAAAATTCGAGGGCAAGAAAAGGATTTATCGAACGGAAGTACGCAACGTATATCAAGGCACTTGGGTCGTTGATACCGAATATTGCTACAGCTATGGGTTAATGACGAACATGTTGCGTCCTGCAACTGACTGGCAAGAAACTGTTCTTCCTGTTGTATTAGTTTCAACCGACTTCATCAGCACAATCGGAATGATTGAGCAGGCCGCGGACCAGGTTCAATTAAACTACTTGCAGTATCAGAGTCACTCATCTCAATCAAAGCCGCCTGGCATTGCGATCGAGAAGAAGGCCCTTGCTCGTACTGGCAAAGGAAATGCAAAATTAGATCCCAAGAAGGCTCTTGAGATGTATGCAGAGACAGGTAGCTTTATCTACGATGGGTATGATCAACACGATTCGCCACTAAATACAAAACCATTTGAGGAATTAGTCAATGGACTGTCTCAGGGAGCAAGCGATCACTTGGTTTTGATGAAGCAGTGGATTGATCAAGCCCGGGATATGGTTGGTCTCAACGTTCTTTCAGAAGGAGGGACGCCGGCTGAGCGTACCGGTAAAGAAGTGGCACAACTGGCTTTCAATGCCTCCGACAATGCGATGTCACACATCCTTGAGGCTTACAAAACCATCTACGAGAAGTCAGGAAAAAATATGTTCTACCTGCTGCAGAACAATGTCCAGCGGATGAATCCTGCTATCATCAGCGAGTCGCTTGGTATGGAAAGCTACAAGTATTTTATGCTGAATCGGGATCTCCCACTCATCGATATGGGTATCATTCTTGAAGAAGGTCCGGACGATAAAGTCAAGGAAAAGATATCAGCGATCTTGAATTTGATGGTCACCAATAAAGAGATACCAGGAGAGAAAGCTATTGAGATCGAGATGGTGGAGAATCCTTATCGCCAGATCCTGATGATCCGGAAGCATGTGATTGAACGTGAAAATCGTGAAGCGGCAAAGCAAGAAAATCTTATGCGTGTCCAGGGTGAAGAGAACACGAAGACCGCTGTCGCAACAGAGCAGGCTAAACAGAAGTCCATGCAGATGGAATTCCAGCAGAAGATGGCCGAGAAGGAATTCGATAAGCAGCAAAAGAAACAGGAGGATGATCGGAAATTCCTACATGAGATGATCCTCAAGGGTGCTGAATTGAAAGAAGGGGAAGCGGAACGTGTCAATGAACTTCTAATGGCACTCTTGAAGGGACAGATGGATATCGCGAAGGAGAAGTCGAAACCAAAGCCACAACCAGCAACATCAAAACCTTAGTATATCATGTTAAAATTAACTGAAGAAAATCTCGCAAGCTTGATGTCAACAAGGGGTGTTGATGTCATTGGAGTTGGACAGCGCACGATCGCATATACTGTGATCGCTGATGGTGGTACCGGCCAGATAATCATCACCGCCGCGGGCCATGGTCTGAAGAAGCATCAAAGCTTCTGGATCACATCTGGTGGCGCTTACGCCAATACGGCTCACAAGGTGAAAAAAGTGATCGATGCAAACACATTCATCGCAGATGGAACCTTCGGTGTTACTGCAGCCGGAAACATCAACCTCATTGTAGCGCTTGACTGTGAAGGTTTCATCGTGAACGTAGCAACAGGATTAGTGTTCTCTGAATTGGTTCCTGATGATCCTAATATCGATGCAGCAACATTGATCGCAAAGACTTATGCAGTTGGTGAAGTAGTGCCTATCCCTTGTAGTAAGATCCGTATTACAGCTGTTGGTCAAATCACTTGCATACGCAAGCAACCACAGACTGACTTACCATATTCACGCCGTTAAGTTCACATCGTTCAACTTACGCGTCAAGGCCTGATCACTCAGGCCTTTTTTATTTGGCAATAAAAAAACCCGAACATTTCTGCTCGGGTTCAAACGCTGCGGCAAATAACAGCGCAAAAAATGCTTATGCCTGTGTGAAGTCATCCGCAACATCCCAGGTGCCTGCTTCCAAGCAAACGTAATGCTTACGAATATTCACCGCGTGTTGCAATGTTGCATCGTCAGCAAGTCCGCGGAAATTCTCACCTGTCTGTGGCCACGCGTCCAACGCAATACCGGCGCCTCCTGCACCAGGAACAGTGTTGTAGACAACGCATACTTTGCCAACAGTTGCTGCGGGAAGCTGATAACCATCAGTTGTTGTAGCGGTCGCTGTGTCGATTTCAGTGAAATACTTCACGATATCAGCGGCAGCTGCAGCGGTAGCACCAGCCGCGTCGATACTGAGATCGATGAATTTTTTTGCCAGAAGTCCTGTCGCCTGGCCTTCATTCATCAAGATTTGTGCGTTGATCTCTGCTGGAGACTCGTACACGTAATACACATCAACAGAATTACCTGATTTCTCCTCGACCCGACAAAGTCCCTGACTGTACCCGCCAGATTTTGAAACAGGAGTCATTGAGATCTTTGCTGGATCCACGATCACCACACGTGGTTTCACATAATTGTCGCCATTCTTTGATTTGGCGGTTAAGAAGATTTGCATAAAGATTTGTTGTTAAGTTGAACAATCGAAGCCGCCATGTTGGCGATCTATAAGGATTCAAATCACGTGAAATCTATTTGTTGTAATTACCCAAAAAAGTGAGTGAAAAGTTGTTGATGTATGGGCATACCGACCCTTCTTCTCTGAATATGTATTACCTTTGCATTGTTGATACAGGGTAAACGCTTTGCAAGAGCGTTGATACATATTCTGAGAACTAATCCTTTCTTTTACTTCACATCAGAAAGGCTTCTACCGAAGCAGGGGGAAACCTCTGCTCTGTACAGACCGCGCTACTTGTTACCTTTCGGCTTCAGATGACCGGGTTCGATAGTCGGTTGATCTACCCGGATTTCACGCATTCCCCTGAACGATACTTTTTTTTCGTGACGCCTGTTGTGCATCACTGGTTCAATAAGTCTTGCAAAACCAATTGTATGTAAAAAGAAATCAGAGGCCCATTTTGAGGGACTATCACGAACCTCGTTGTTACCGACGACAAACGATCATGGGACCTCTGATAAGATCTTTTCGTTTGTCGCTGGTACGTGATAGTCTGGGCAAATAAGGATTGTGCGGCTTACGACGCAACAAAAAGCAGAAGAAAATTATAACAAATGTTCTAAAACGGCTTTTGCGTTCGAATTACTGCGAAGTATTTTGAGTCGATGACCATCACAGAGACTGTGACTCCGGTCTGATCTTCCGCCATATGCTTGGCTTTCGGGTCTATGATCTTCTTCAGGAGATCTGACATGGATCCTGCTTCATACTTTATTTCATCCAGACAACCATCACACGATAACTTGTTCTCCTGGCCGATGCTGTACAAGACAGCTTGCGCATCGCATTCCGTTTGCTTGTCCGACGAGTATGAAAGTTTCCGAAGTTTCAGCTCAGACCTCTTGCCATTGATTGCCAAAAAAGCCTGGCGTGATTCAACATTCTGAGCAAGGCCGAAGATCGGCAAAAACAAGAAAATGATCAGAAATTTCATGTGTGGAGTTCGTTTTCCACAATTTACGAAATCCGAGCGGTTCGCTCAATATTGTCCTCAATGTAGTAACGGATCTGTTTAGATATTATCGTCCCTTCGCGGATTAGAAGGCTTTTCGCCAAGGCGATCGATAGGTAAAAATCTTTCCTGTGCCGGCGTCTTTGTGGATGTAAAAAAAAATCCCTCGGGCTCTCAAGGGATTGATTGTTTGCTATGTATCTGGTTGTCCAGAGATAGTACTTCTTTGTTTCTCGATCAAGTGCATCATAGAGCTCCACCGAGCTAATCATCAACCGCTTTTCTACTTGATGCGCTTTAATCATTCCGGTTCAAAATACCCAAAAAAATGCGATAGAACAAATGTTGTTATGAAATAGAACAAATGTTATATAGTTTCACCCGCAATCGTAACCCCCAAAGAAAAAC